AAATGGTGTATGGCAAGACATATTCAGCATCAGTCCTACTATTGTATCTAATATTCTTACACTTCCATTATCTGCTAATAGTGGTGACGGATATTCAATCACAACTGATAGTGGAAATAGTGCCTACGCTTATACTTGGTTCAATAATGGTTCTACTTTGAACATTCAAAGTGGAACGTACATCAATCTTTTACTCACAAGCCCTATATATGTTAAGCAACTTCGGGCGCGAGTCGGAAATGTTGAACGAGGTTCGATAAGATTCCGCGTAACCTATGACGGTGTAAATTGGACTGACGTTGGTAATAATTTAATTTCGGGTGGCGTGCAAGAAAGTACTTACAAGGATAATACCCTACAATTAAATGCTACAATAATGGGCTTTGGTGTATCGTGCTATAAGGCGTCCGGCGCATCATATACCAACATGAACTTTGGTTCAATCGGCGCATATGCTTAAATTAAGGCATTAAATTAGTGGTTGTATGCCATCACCCTACGTATCGGACAATATGCGTTATCGCCATTTGATGCAACCCATCTAATTCTAAAGGCTTTAATGGATACCGCGCTAAAGTCTTTCGCCAACGTTCTGAAACTGCTATTGCCTGTAAATGCTATTGAAGCAATAGACGAGAATGTTGAACCGTCTGACGATATATCAATATACCATGTAACGCTATGGCTTACACTCGCATTATTAACCTCTGCAACTATGCGATTAGCATATGTTGGATTTGTAAAGGTGAAGGTAATCGAGTTTGTAGCATTCCTTTGAGTGATATATGAACTACCCGCATCCGTAAAGGCTTGATATGCGTTAATCCAATTGTTTGTACTTGTGATAATGCCTTCATCTGCAACATTGGAAGTTGGTGTTGTAATTAGTTGAATACCGCTACCACCACCGCTAGGATTCAACCACTTCTCCCAAGCGCCGTTTTTAAACAATTGGACTTCATTGGATGATTCAATATAACGCACTCCGATTTGTTCAGAGATATTCGTTAAATTTTGATTTAAAGCCGTGATTTCTCCACCGACTGTCCTAACGTCAATGTTTGTACCTTCTACGAAAGTATCCCCGATTGCAATAGCGGCTGTGACTTCGTGGTATACATTATTTACTACAACGTGGTCTCCGGCTGCGTATGGTGCTGTAGCGGTTGTACCGGGTTCTACAGTGGCAAGGTCTGATTTATCACCACCTACCGGGCTTCCACCATCCCATGTGCTACCGCCATCTGCGGATTTAAAAATTTTAGCATCACCTAATGCGTTCATTTGCAGCCTAGCTATATTTTGCCCCTTTAGTGCCTGTAGTGCAGTCCATGTATCAGCAGGAGTAGACTCACTTGTTCCAACTGCAAGTACCAATGATTGCAACGCAGTAACAAGTGTATTTAACGCCTGTAATGCGGTAACAGTAGCAAAGTAACTGGCATTGTGACCATCTAAAGCACTAGCATTGTCTACTACACCGTCATTGTCAGTGTCGTAGACTTCTTTCAGCATATCGCCGCCGCCCATCTGCTGCACAAAGTCCACAATAGCTTTTCCGGATGGAAGTACTGTTGTATCATTTGTCACTACATCGGTGACGGAATCAACACCTGCAAGCATGGTTACAAGTCTGTTGTAGCCTTCAAACAGAATGGCTGTCAGACTGTCGAGAAGGGCCTTATTTGCATGATTATGTCTATCATCGGTATTCAGTCCAACTTCCTCTTCAATCTCACCAATTAAGGCAGACAGCGTTTTAGATGTATCGTCTTTAGGGTCAATCATACTGATATCGGACCCTAAATCGTTATTCAGTTTTTGAATAAGTGCATTGAACTTTGGCACGATAACTTCTTTTGTTATCTCGTCAAACTTCCTCTGCATTTCTGCGGTTTCTAGGTTTGGGGTATCCGGTAAACCTTCTACGCCCTTATTCACTAAGTCCGCTTGGGTAATCTCTTCAAACATAGTGTCTCCTTACTTATGGTTGCCGTTCTGCGTAAACTCTACAGCAAAGTCGTTGATGCCTAAAGGCTCGTTCAGACTGTCATTGATGAAACGGAACCTCACATGATCCAACTTCTTCAGACGTGCTTTTGTACTTGTTACCTTCTGTGTCCTGTTGGTGGAGAAAGTAAACTTGGAAAATACAATGTACTGGAATGAGAAGTATTTAAGAGTAGTCTCGTCATACTTCAGTAGTTGCCATATTCCGTTTCTCTGCGCCCATACCTGGATGCTAGATACGACTTCCGGCATACACCGTACTGCGATATATCTATAAGTCTTATTCTTGTAGAATAAGTCCTTTGCAATATCAGCAGTCTCCCACAATGCGTATATAGGTTGCCCTTCATCGTTGTATGAAGTAATTGCCTTTTCGTCTTTGTAGAAGGCGTACACGTTGCCTTCCGTATCGCCAAAGTACAAGTCGTTGTCTTTCACAAACATTGTGTATGCAGGAATGTTCGTGAAGTAGAATCCTACATACTGTCGTGTAGCGTATGGCCTAGACTTATCTGTATGAATAGGTTGCAGTCCGTCTAAGATATAACAGTGGTTATTGATACACAGGATGTAGTAGTCCTTCCACGTAAGCGCTATTGCATCCTCTAAGTGGTCTTCCTGCAATAGTTTTCCTTCAAGGTAATAGCTTCTATCCTGTGCGTATTTCTCACCGGTGATATCCTGTGCGGTTACTGCATACACGCCTAAGTCAGACAAAAAAACAGGCTCGGTTTCTAAGTACGCAAAACAGTATTTAGAAATCGCTCCTGCTCCTTGGAGTGTATTGATTAACTTAAAGGATGGCTTTCCATCTACTAAATCGCCCTGTCTGATAAGTACGGACTGTGATGTTTCATTTCCGTCCTTATGCGCTGCAAGGTAATTGTTGATAATGGAATAGCCCATGATTGCGCTTGCATCACTGCCTAATTTTGCATACCAGGTATCGCCATAGTATGTAGGGTCATACTGCTGTGAAAACCAGTCATAGTTGATATAACTAAACAGTTTACCATCTGTGCCGATGCCCTTGTCAGAATTGCCGGAGATAAACAGTCTATCACCTGCGCCGTTCACACCAAACAATGCCCCAATAGTGCAGTGATTGATTCTATCTGCGTATCCTTCTACAGTGCGGTACGCTTGAATCTTGACGTTATCTTCACCGGTTACAGGACTAGCGCCGGGTGCTGTCAAGAATGTAATCTTTCCGGTCTGCCGATCTACAGTAAAGTCCGTGGTTTCTTCCTTCAAAGTCCACGAACCATCACTTGCCATAACCCACGCTTTTACAGGTGTATCGTCTAAGTCACCAAAGGTAAGCTGAAAATCTGTTACCGTGGCCTGTTCCTGTTTTACATAAAACAATTCAATAAAAGCAGGCTGTAACAGGTTTAACGGCTCATAGTCTGTGCCACCGCCTGTATGGTCTTTAGCGATTGTTAAAGTGGGTATATAGGCAAGGTCTGTTGCTAGGCTAACATCTGTACCATCGTACACTTTAAGGGCCGTACCGTCCAAAATAAACAGCTTCATGTTGAGTTCAAAAGCAACGCTTCTATGCTCTGCCATGTGCTCATAGATTGGAGTGTCATCGCCCCACTTGTACAGTTTGTCACCTGCATGGACCAGGTATTCATCAGTAGTAGAGAATTTATGCACACCATATACCTGTGCACCATACTCTGCTACTTTATGATAGCCCATTCTCTTACGAACCTTACCGGGTACAGAACGTATCATGTTCTCACAGTTTGGGCTTTTGGTATCGTCTACCGTGGATGCGTCAGACGTGAAGTCTGCACCTAAGAATTTATCGCTTTGGTATACGTGAATCTTTGGGCTAGGTGGAATATTAAAAGATACTGCCATTACCACCACCCACTTTCACTTACAAACTCTTCTTTTCTCGGAATGTTCGCGCCTTGGGATAGTGCTTCACGCCCTACCTCAAATTCATTTCTATATACCGTTGCTACAGAGTTATCGTCATCCTTGTACAGTTCGGATGCCATATACAGCGGTAACAGTGCGGACACTTCCGGATCCAGTGACATTTCATAATCATCCGGTGTATCCAGTGTGATTTCATCCGGATATGCCTTATAGAATACCGTATAAGCGCCCTTCTTATCCCTTGGAATAACTAGGCTCTTATAGGCTTCTTGGTAGTAGTCTACAGCAGCTAAGTAACTAGGCTCTCCGTCACCTTCGTAGTACAGTTCATTTTCTGCAAGTTGGTAGAAGTCCGGGGCTAATTCCTTCATGCTATAATGCACGTATTCTTCATAGTCCGGTACATCCTCTGCATTTGCAAATACTTCGCCGTACAAGCAGAAGTTCTTCACGGTGGAAGGATTTGTAGCATGAATAGTAACTACTACGTGTTCTCCTTCCGGAATAAGCCCTCTGTAGATTTCAAAACCCTTGGAAGCATTAGCAATCGGCTCTAAGGTCTCACCGTCTACAGCGATTGTAACAATGGCGTTTCCTGCCAGTCTGAAGTAGTATGCTTTTGCACCGTCTACCTCATAGACAAGATTTTCACCACTAGCAATATCTGTGGTAACAAAGCCATTATTTAGCAAGTTTTGCACAGGTCTATGAAGAATCTGCACTTTCTTAATGATAAACTTGCCCGCTGTAGCCAGTAGTTGCAAGCCTTCATTTGCCACCTGCGGCATGGAGTTTATGTACTCACTGTTAGAAGAGTCTACCTTTATGGTTGTTCCGCTTGAAGAGAACAACTTTTGTAAGGTAAATAGCTTAATATCGCCCCAAGTCTTCATTTATTTTTCCTTTTCTTTGGAAACCTTCACTTTAATCTCTTTGATAGGTTTGTAAGAGAAATTTGCGCCCTGTACATGAGTGATTTCAACTTTCTTTCCGTCGATCTCAAGTACTTCGCCTACTTCGTGGATAATCTGTTCTTTCACTTCTTTTACCTCTCTAATAAATAAGGGGGCCGAAGCCCCCTATCTTTTTTTAACCTGCAGCCTGTGCGTCAGCATCGCCGGAACCACCAAGGATTACGTGTCTCCAGTTTGTGAAGCCTACGCTCATACGTGCATAGCCGTTGTAAACAAGGTTTCTGCTCTCTGTCTTCTCTTCGCTCTTTACATCCAGTGGAGTTCTGTCGTACAGACGAGTTGCACGAAGGGCTTTGTTACCCTTGGAACTCATGATGATGTAAGGATGGTTTGTAGTGGAGATTGTAGGTGTCCACAAAGGATCCACAACAAGTTTCCATTTGCCACGCTGTGTGTTGATGTCGTTTTTGTTGGAACCAACTTCGCCATCAGAACCGATGATTGCTTTTACAAGCTTCTCATTGGTTGGGTCGTTGCCTGGCAGGATGATTGTATCTGCAATCAGGCCAAGCACGTTACCTCTGTCATCCTTGAAGTTACGCATGATGTTCGCCAACAGGTTGAGTACTGTGTCATCAGCGCCAAGCATATCACTGAAATGGTTGCCCTGTGTTGTGCCGGAAACGGATTTCATAGGATGCGCGGAGTTGAACAGTGCAAGGGAATCTGCGCCTGCAATGTCGATACCAGTCTGACCACCGAAGGACATTGTGGTGGTAGCACCTACGGAAGTAGTAAGTGCGTTGGTAAGGAACTGAAGACGTGTTCTCTTGTACGCATCT